TCTTTTCCATTACAGTTGTTGGAATTACTGAACCAACTTCTCCTGTAGTTGTGCTTGCATCTACATTCATAAATTCACTAGGCATTGCAGCACCTCTAATAACATTGTTCATAAATGCTTTTCTATAGTCTAGACTTGCAAACATATCATCATTTGCTACATTATTTGTTGAATCTATAACTTTACCCACTACATTCACCCCTTTGTTTTCGATATTTAGAATTTTAAATTTATCTTCTAAAGCTGCTTTGTTTGCCATATCCTTAGATTGTTCTCCCCAGGCATTGTCCATTGTTTCAACTTCTGCCATTTTAGCATCAATTGATTCTTTTGAAGATGCTTTGTCAATCATTTCTCTAATGCTGTTCATTAATATTGCTCTTTGGTCGTCTTTGTCTTGTTTATTTTTAAATTCCATTTTATATTCCACCTTTCAATTTTAGATATTTAAATTCATTTTCAAATTTATCTTTGATTAGATCATTTAATCTTTTATTCTGCATCTTATTAATAATTTCTTCTGGTATCATATTGCTAAAGGAATTATTTAATTGTTTAGGTGCCGTATTTTCAAACATGATGCCATCAATTAGCCCTTTATCTTTGGCTTGTTGTGCGGTTAACCATGTTTCATCCGCCATCATTTTTAAAGCCTCTTTCATAGACATACCACTTTTTGCAATGTAAGCATTTGCTACTGTTTGATCTGCAACTTGTAAAACTTTAGACATTTTATCCATATCATTGCTATTTCCCTCTGCTCCGCTTGATACTTTATGTACCATCATCATTGCAGTAGGTGACATATAGCTCTCACTAGCCATTGCAATAACTGAACCAGCACTATAAGCGCTACCTACTATATTAGTTTTTTTATTTCCTTTACCATAACCTCTTATAGCTGTGTAAATTTCACTTGCTGCTGAAATATCCCCACCATTAGAATTAATTTCGATTTCTAGATCCTCATTAGTCATTATGCTATCTAAAATTTTATTAACTTTACTAGGTGATGTTGCTTCAATTCCAAAATAATCATAAATCCACTGTTGTTGGCTTGATACTATAGGACCTTTAATATTTATCTTAGTCATTATTTATTTTCACCTCCTCCACCTGCTACAACACCTGTATCTTTTCTAAGCAACACTCTATCACCACCATCTATAGGTCCTAAATTCATAACTCGCCTTACCTCATTTGGTGTCATCATCCCTCTATCAACAAATTGTACTAAGTTAAGTTTTGTTGACATACTAGCATAAGACAAATTAGAAGCTTCAAAAATTATTGAGTTTCCAAATCCTCGCTCACGTCTATTAAATAGTTTTCTAGTATATTCTCCACTTAACTGAAGTCCTAAAGGTTCTACTTCTGATTCATAATAAGAGTTCCATTCATCTTCTGTATATTTAGATTGAACTATTTTTTCATTTGTTCCAAAAAAATTATAAAGCCTTGTTATTGTCCTATCCATTTGAGCTGCATTAGGAACATAAGGCTTATCTTCAACTTGTTCTAAATCATATTTAGGATCACTTGCTGCAACTCCTTTTCCTTTATCAATACTTAGAAAGTTTTCAACAAATTTAGTAACTTCCATGTCACGATCTTCTGGCCTCAATACGCTTTTAAATTTCATAAGCCATTTAATGACCATTGAATTTTTTATGGCTTTTACAATCCCTTGGTCTGTAGTGTTTACAATTTCCATAAGTGGCAATAATGCATCTCTTGGACTTTCTCCAAAAATATCATTCTCATTATAATCTTGGCGCAAATGAATAATATCTACATATGGATAAGTAACTGTTTTACCGTTTTTCATAGTACATTTTAAAAATAAATTTCCAAGTGCATCATAAATTGCTTCAGCACTTACACAAGGTATTGGATATAGTTCTGTAGCATATTGATTATCATCTCGGTTAATATAAATAAATGCATTATTATTAAGTTGTAACTGAGTAGTAACTTTTTCTTGCATCATTTGCCCTGTCATATAAGGATTAGGTTCTTCAAGTAAAAATTTCATATATACATCCGGATTAATTTTTAAATTTATTGAATTATCTTGGTTTATTGTTTCTCTTATGTGTTTAGCTACTAATTTACCAACCGCTTTTACTTTAGGTCTTATACATGCTCTTATAACATCGCTTTTATATAAATTACCATTCCAATTATAGAAGCCATTGCCTTTATCGGTTATCAATTCAAATCTTGTTGTTGTAGGACTCTTATTGAAAAATTTATTTATAAATCCCATTCTTTTATCACCTCCTTTGCTTATATCATGTTTCTATAATCTTCTAAATGCCTTTCTAAACATACGTAGGCATCTAGTAAACTGGCTGTACCATCTATACGTCTACGTTGATTGTGAGTTTTACAAGGTTGTATATTAAGATTCTTATCCGTTTCTATAGCAGTGTTACTCAAACACCATTTTAGAATAGGATTATTATTATAATTGATTCTTTTAATTGCTAAATCGGCACCCATATTTTTCATAGGTCCGCTTAATGTTTTTTTACCCTGAATAACTGCTTCCATGCTTTCTGCTCCAAAATAGCTTTTCATTTCTTCTACCCAGTAAGTAGCTGACCATGAATCATAGCCTGTCCATGGAATATAAATGTTATCAGTGTGTTGTAATTCCAAAAACCAATCTGTAACATGCTTATGGTGTACTTTGTTACCTTCTACTGTCCTTAAATACCCTAAGTCACGCCATATGTCATATGGGATTTTATCCTCTGCGACTCTAAGCTCTAACAAATCTTCTGGTAACCAATACATTTGCTTAACATAAATTGTATTGTCGCCTGGTACCATAAATAAAACAGTTCCACACGTCAAATCTGTTGTACTTGATAAATCGCCTCCACCAATACCGTATTTAGGTTTTAATAATGCTAAATCAAATATAGCTGGATTGTTTAGCTCTTCAAAGGTTAACCATGCCTCACTTGATGTTTCTCTAACGTTAAAATCTTTACATAATAAATTTCTTACTAATTTTGCATCAGCTTTTGCCTTATTAACTTTATTTTCTAATTGATCTATTCTCTTAATACTTTCTAAACCAGGGTTAGGTTTATACCAATTATCTTTTTCGGTCCATTCTTTTCTATTATCAAGTTCATAAATTATTGGAAGGAATCTTTCATTCTTATATCCGTTAGGGTCTTCATATCCATTTATAATTCTTTCAGCTTCATCATATTTTCTATCATATACAGATTCTCTTATGGTTCCAGCTGTAGTAGTTATAAATATTAAAGGTTGCTCTCTAGCTGATGTACCATCTACAATAACATCATATAAATTTCCATCAGTCCATGCGTGTATTTCATCTAATAAAGCACCTTGAACATTTAAGCCATCTAATGAATCTGAATCTCTCCCAAGTGGACGAAAAAAAGAATCGTTATAATCACTTACTAACTCTGCAACTAAAGGTTTAATCCTTTTTAACAGAACTGGTGACTTCCTAACCATTCTTTTAGCTTCTAACCATATGATTTTTGCTTGGTCCTTTTTAGTAGCACACGCATATACTTCTGAACCAGGTTCTCCATCTGCAATCTGTAAATATAAACCTATTGCAGCTGCTAAAGTAGATTTACCATTTTTTCTAGCTACTATTAACATTACTTCCTGATATTTTCTAGTATTATCTATCTTATGTATAATTCCAAATGTTGCAGCAATTAAAGCCTTTTCCCAAAGCTCCAAAATAAAAGGTTTACCACCCATTTTCCCTTTTGAATGTTTACAATAATTTTCTATAAACTCTAATGCGTGATTTCCTTTTTTAGAATCATATTCCCATTCCGAATTAGTATCATAATTTATTCTTACTAGTTCTTTATAAACTTTATAAGTTTTTTTACAAACATATTTTCGATTATTATTAATCCAATTGAAATATTCTATTATAGGATTGTAAGTCTGTTCATAAATTATTCTTTGGACCTTTACGCTAATCATCTGTTATTAACAAATGAATCAAATCCATCGTCTTTAATTTTGTTAGCAATTTCTCTTGGTAATAAATCAGTTATTGCTTTCATAGTTGATACAAAGTTTTTAATCATTGTATTATAGATTTCAACTTCTGGACTTTTCTTTGTTCCAAATTGATTCTCTCCATTTTGATATTCACAAGTCAAACCATTTTCATTCATATAATCTTGAAGCTCTCTTAACGTAACTGCCATAAATGCAGCATTTTCTATTGTTGATTGAGCTGCTTTTTTTATCTGTATATCCATATCTTTGAACAACCTGTTAAGTTTCGTTATTTCCTTTTTTATCTCTTGTTGTTTTAGTATCTTTTCAATTATTGGGTTATAATTGCCTATCTTTTTATTATTCGTCTTTCTCACCTCTTTCAAAACTACACCCCACCTCTAATAACTCCTATGCGTTTTTTGAAGC